AGCAGTGGCTAAAGCACTCTCTGGGTACAAGATTAAAGTATCAGCTGTATTGGTCTTAATCTTGAAAGTTTGACCAGCTCCTGTGCCATCATCAACGACACCGATAGAGTCAGCAAACTGTCCGACTGTCCAACCAGCAGAAGCCTTCGTTATATAAACGATACGACCTTGTCCGTCTGTTGAAGACGATACAGTGTCAACAGCGGTTACTGCGTCTGGCACAGCAACAGAACCAGCGGCTAAAGCAGAGTCAGCTTTAACATAAACCCACTCACGACCGTCAGGAGTCATTGCTCTTTCTCCTAATTTAAACGAAGGGGTTGTTGGCGTGTCTTGCACGGCCTGAAATGAAATGTCTTTCATATTTTTATTTTTCAGCCTATTAGGTCTTCCCTAATAAGCACTTCTGGGACATCGTCCCATTAGATTAATTAATTATTATCCTATTATACAATATACCAACCAAGTATTAGCGTCTGTATTTACAAAACGCATAATAGCTGATTTCCCTGTAGTAACAGCTACAGTCCCTTTCATAGTAACTCCAGAAGCTCCAGCTGTTAATGTAACAGTTTGACTTCCATAGTTATAATACCAACAATCAAAAGTAGTCCCCACAGCAACATCAGCGACACCAGCTGATATCTCGGCTCCTGTTGGAGTTGTTAATGTTCCAGCTCCAGTCTTTGAATTATGGGTATAAATACCTCCTAATAATTGAGCAATAGTAGCAGTTCCACTTTGTGCGTCTAATACAGTTGTTGCGGTTCCAAGAGTAGGAACTTTCTTTAAAGTAGCACCTAGATTAACTTGTCCTGTTAAATTAGATGTTCCTGTTAAATTATTAGTTCCAGAAGCAGAAATATCTTTATCGGTATTAACTCCGTTATATTTTACTCCTGGGATAAATTCTTCTAAGTTCATATTATTTTGCCCTCTCCGATAGGGGAGTTTTTAAGCTCCCCCTCAGGTCAAAGGTCTTTAGTGAATTAAACTAAGCTGTAAGTCCGCTCATTTGTCCTTGTAGACGTGGGTTTTCAGAAGTGAAGTTACCAAAGTACAAAAGGTGACCGACTTTAGCCAACTGGTCAACAGGTGACATAAAGATACGGAAGTTGAACCCTAAAGTAGACGGAACTCTGCCCGGTACTCCCATAGGAACGCCGTCAGAAGTCTTCTTAAAGTTTAGCTTTTCAACACCCTGAATTTTGCTCATATCAACTCCCTTAAATCCGAAGTAATTGGTATTAACCAAGAACATTTTACCAGATGGGCATTGTTCATCTTTAATAATCGGTGTGCCACGGAAAAATAGGACATCAAAGCCCTGATTACCAGCTAAGGCATCACCTTTAGGAACGATACCGTAGTTGTCCATACGAGGATAACCACTCTGGGAATAACCAGCTCTTACAGTCGGAGTTAAAAGAGCTTCGTAAGCACTCCATAAAGTCTTAGTCGTAGCAATTACGCTAGGCTTATCAATTCCGATTTCTACTGAGTCATAAGCAGTTGCTAACTTGTTTAAAGTCAAAGCACCAGCAGAAGCTAAGTAGTAACCATCAAGAGTTGGATAAGTGGAACGAGATAAACCAGCATAGGTTGAATAATTTGTACTGTCATCTGCTGCGTTAGCAATTGAATCCCAAGAAGTACCTGTACCAGTTCCAGTATAAAGATTTTCAGCCATTAAATTACAAAGAGATTGAGCTTGAGAGTCAAACTCGGCTTCTAGTAAATTAACAACCTGTTCATCACCAGCGTTTAACACTTCCTCAATGTTAGCAACAACAACTGGCTTATAAGCACCTTTAACTTCAAAATTACCTTTAACACGGACATCTTGTCTATCAGTGTCTAATTGATCAGCAATACCGATATTACCGCCATTGGTAGAATCTTTAAACTTAAAGATATTATCATAGCGATAACCGCTCTTCCACGGCTTAGCGTTTCTTAACAACATCATTAATAATGGAGAGCCTTTAGTCACAGTATCAAAGACACGGGGTACTATATGCTCTCTTGTGGTCGTAGTGACCGCACTTGAAAATTGCATAGTTTTATTTTTCTAAACTCTGTAAATACTCAAGGGCTGATAAACCACCACGAGATTGTACTCCGGACCATTCAATACCGCTTTCCGCAGGTTTACCAGACGGCTTTCCAGCTACTGGTTCATCTTTTCTGGCAGCGATATTCTTCTGGACTATTTTCTCGGTATTCTTAGCGACCATATTCATCTCCTTCATATTCTGAAAGGCGAGTTTAAGGTCGGAGAATTGGTATTTATTAGCGTGCTGAAATAACTTAGCTTCATCAATTGTCGGACTTTCCTTTTTAATCTCCTCTAGTTGAGAAGTAATAAGTTTTTCCGCTTCTTGTTGTTGCTGTGTTTTGGTTTGTTGTTCCGAAATAATTTGATTAATCGCTTCTTCTTTAGCGACTTTTACTATCTCAGCATAACTTTCAGGCACCCAATCAGCTCCTCTTTCTTGAGGTTTAGGTTCGTTAGTTTTAGTTAGTTTGGAAAGTTCTTGCGACTTCCTGGTATAATCGGGCAAAAAGTTTTCCTTCCACTCTTTAGTAAGAGTTTCAGCATCTACTTTTCTTCCGTCAGGAAGTTCGTATAAATCTTTCACTGGTTCCGGTGTTTCCGCAACCTCTGGCGTTTCTGGTGTTTCAGGCGTTTCCTCAGTGCTTGGTTCTTCTTCAGAACTGCTCTCAGGAGTTTCTGGAGTTTCCTTAATTTCTTCTGGGACTACTCCACTAAGCTCTGACACACTAGATACGTCAATGTTTCCTTCAATCAACATACTTTTATTTTGACTGCCATTTGCTTAACTTGGTCATTAGACTGAAAAGCAACCGCTTGGTCTATTAAGTTGTTAGCCCCTAATCTTGGATTCCGCTAGACTAGGAGTCAAAAACCTAAACTTTATCTTTAATTGTTTTATCTTCTTTTATTATTGGCTCTGGTTTTTTACTATTTTCTCTTTTAGAGAGATTATCGGCTAAAGCTAATTCTGGATTTAGTTGTATTCCTGCCTGCTCCGCCAATTGTATTTGCCCGTCCAGCGGAAGGTCTTTAAAACTAATAGAAGCACTAGGCGGTTTCTTCTCAGACTCTTGCGGTGGCACTAATTGAGCCAGTTCTTCAGGACTAATACCAACTGCGACAGCTGGATTAAGTTGAAACTTAACAGCGTTCTGAGCGGTTTCGCTTGGATTGTCATAACCAGCAGTCTTAAAGTAATCAATCGGGGCAATAATTCCTTTCTGAACATCAGCTTGAGCTTGTTCCATTTTAAACTGTCTATCTTCTGGAAGAGTTTTGCCACTAATAACCTTAACTTCTACTCCGTCCTCAAAGTCATTACGTTGTAATTCAATAACCTTTAAAGCGTTATCTTCGCCCATTTCTTTAGCATAGTGAGTTTCAGTGTATTTAACCTTAGCTAAATGATACATCCAGTTAAACATTTCTTGACAGACATAATCTATTACTTGAACCAGCTCATTTAAGCGTAGATAAGATTGCTCTATTAAGGCAAGGCGACCGGCCTTAGTTTCTTGACCTTGTCTTTCCCCTCTAAAAGCCGAGGAAGCCGCCATTATATTATCTATCTCATTTCTGCTATCAATCATATCTTCCATTATAAAGCCAGGGAGTGAAGAACCTGTGTCAATCGCCACTCCACTAACTACTCCTTTACCCCAAATAAATCCAGCGGCTATATCTCGTCTTATCTTTTGAGCTCCTGCTTTAGAAGACACGACAGACGAGTCAACTTTAAGTAGCCCATTCATCATATCGGCGTTATCGTGGATTTGTTGCTTGCGTCTATCTACATTTTCCTGTAAAGAAGCAGATTCTTCAATAAACGAAGTGCGACCAATAGGAGAGTTTTCGTTATTTAAAATAGTAGCAAAGATGTAAGGCTTTCTAACGTAGTTAAAATGATTAAAGAAGTAGTTCTTAGTGTTTATACCACTTTCGTCCTCATCGCCCTCTGTTGCCCCTTCTGTGGTTTCAGGTTGGCGATTATACTGGTCTGAGTAAGCACCTTCAAGTGTACTCTTTCGTTTCTCTGGATTAGAAGCTAAAGTATTCTGCTCTTCTTCAGTTAAAATCATCCCGTCCCAATCCCAATAAGGATTACGGATATTTGAAAGGATTAAGTCGTTGTATTTACAAACAAGCCGGTTATCAATCCAACATTCTTTATAAACACATTTAGGATTGTTAATATAAGCGTCTTCTTCAGTCTTATATGAGAACTTCTCTAAAATCTCCGCTTTCTTAGACGAAAACCTGCCCAATAATGTAATTAAATCAGCTTCTACCTCTTCAATACAGTATTCACTTTCCTCCTCCTTAGTACACTTAGGCGATACTCTGATTTTACGAGGGTCAACTGATACAACGTCAAAATCATCAATCATTGAGTTCCAAAAGACTTTGATGACCATAAGACGAGAGAAGTAAAGGTTTCTTAACGCCTTCCTTAAGGTTTCTTTGACGTTCCTATCTTCATATCTCTTAACAAAGAACTTCTCTTGTAATTGAGCTAAATCAATCGCTTCTTGAGTAGAACGATTTGGCAGAATATTAGGTTTAGGCGGATTAGCAATAACAGCGTTAATAACCGCTTCAGTATTAGCAAAGATACGGTTAGCCCTCACTTTAGGCTTGTCATTAGGTAATCGTCTTAGATATTCAGGCAGTCTTTCCGAGTTAGTATCTGAGTCATAAGCTATAGTATTCTTGTCATAAGTCTTAGATACGATACTAAAAACACTATCACCCTCATTCCAGCGAGAGTTGATAAGATTAATTAACTGTTTATCGTCTAGTTTTGAAACATCTATCATATAATAAAAAAACGAGAATAAATCAATCGCCGTAAAGCAACTAATTTATTCCCGCATTTGGTTAGGAGTTCTCCGCCTCCTGTAAGGGAATGTAATCTAATTAAATTATAACACTACGTTAAATTCTGGTCAAGCATTTTTTTCTGCTTTCTTCCTCTGGTACAGAATAGTCCTTTTTTCTATGTTCATAAGCAGCCCGTCGCAGTTAAAATTTAGCTTAACTTCTCCGTTTATTGTGTGAAAAGCACCAGCTTCAAGCATTGCTTTAAATACTTCGTAATACTTTTGAAACTCAACGAATAGTAGTGCATCATCTTCTTTAAGATAAACAACTACCTCTTTGTTTTTACGCATAACTATAAATTTAATTCTTCTAAGGCTTCACCAATATTATTAAACTCACCGTCTGACCTTCTAATAATAGCTTCAACTGGCTTCTGATTAAAGTCTATTACTACGCCAGCACCGATAGTCATTTTAGCCATATACCAAAAAAGTGATGAAAAAACATAGTGATCAATGGAATTTGTTGAAGTCCATATATATCTCTCAACTCCCATTCCATCTATTTCTTTAACCCTCCTCATAGTTTCCCAATGCTTAATATACTCTCTCAAGTTCTTATCAGCTGTAATGTTGAGAAGGAACTCGGCATTTAACATCGCATTAATAAGCTGGTCTAAAGCTCTATTTCTATCAGCGTGAATAATCCCTATGTCTTCTCCCTCCCCAAATGTAATAACCCTGTTCTTTTCCTTATCCCTGTTAAGATAACACATAAAGCAGTTTTGACGTTTCTCAACGTAATACTTACTCATATTATTCTCTGGCATAGCGTCAATAACCATTACAGGTTTATAGAAGTCTAAGAGGTCATCTAACTCATACCACTCTCTAAAAGTGCCTATCTTTGT